CCCGAAGGAGGTCGCCTTGGATCTGAGAACCGACTCTCTTGGTTCTCGTAAAAGACAGGGCATTTAGGAAACCTACCCCAAACATTATTCTCATTGGAGAGATGAAATGTCTGAAATAGATGACCTGAACGAGGCCTTGCGCCTTGGGGTAAACTCCCTCCATGCTGTCACAGGCAGGAGTAAGAGCTACCTTGAAGAGGACACTAAGCGTATCGCTGAGTGGGCTCTTAAATCAGGACCTGACTGGTGTACCAAGAGGCTTAAGGACCTCAAGAGTATTGCCTTTAGGATACTGACGGAAAGAGTTTATGACCTGAAGTATTATCATGGTAGGAAAACCATGTATAAGCAACAGGAAATCCCCGCTCTACGGCTCTTTTCCCTTCTAGTCGACTGTGTAAAAACAGGAAACTGGAAAGGTATAAGGGCTATCTTAGATATACTTAATGTGTATCACGTCTTCATGGGCCCGGGTAAAGATGTAGAAGAAAAGATCTCTATAATCACCCGTGTGCTAGCACCTTCCAAACTAGAGGAAGATATATTAGCTGACCTTAAAGTTAATATCCTCAACGATTTTCCTTGGAAGAAGAGAAAGGGAAGAACCCTTCCTTATGAATTCCATGGCCCTGATATCGGGGGATCGAAGTACGCCTCTGAACCTCGGAGAAATACCGATTGTTTAAGTGCGTTAATTTCTTCAATATCCTCTGTTCCCAGGTGGATTTGGGATAGTGTCCCAGGTATGAAAGAGTGGGTTGAAAGCCATTCTTTCTTTGGGAATATCACCAAAGACTACAGGAATTCTCTCTTTGGGGGTCGTAAAGGCGAACCTGGTCCCTATTGGGCTGGTAATCTTGCCATCCTAGGGGAGTCCGGTCTTAAGACAAGGATTGTCTTTGTAGGTAATCCATGGATACAGGGTGTATTAAAACCCTTCATGGTGCTCTTGCAACGACGACTTCTGAGTCTTGGTACAGATTGTACCTTTGATCAGGAAAAGGGACGCAAGTTCCTACAGGGTCTTACCAGCCAATCTGAGAACCGAGTCTTCTCGGTAGATCTCAGCGCTGCAACAGACAATTTTCCTTTCGAACTTCAGGCCTTTGTTTTGGAGTTATTGGGAGTACCCATGTGGGCAATCAATATCATACGGTATGCGGGCTTTAACCACCCTTTGTCGAATGATAGATTAATCCACACATATGGGAGAGGGCAAGGTATGGGGCTTTACCCAAGTTTCGCCTTGTTTGCTCTAACTCACAATCTCCTTTTAAGGACGCTAGCAAAACAGTTGGATTTGGATCCTGATACTGCCTTCCGTGTACTTGGGGACGATGTCCTCATAAGTGACCGTGGACTGCATGATCTTTATGTGCATGTCTTATCGGCTATACGGACTCCGATTTCTGAGACGAAATCTTTCGCGTCAAAAGTATTCGGAGAATTTGCAGGAAAGGTCTTCTGGAGGGGGCACGATGTCACACCTACAAAGTGGAGACGAGTGTCAACCGCTTCTTTGGATGTAGCATTTCAGTACTACCAGAGAGGTCTCCTTGTCGTAGACATGGAAAAACAGAAGGTAAAATCCTTACCACTGGCCAATGGAGAAGTAGTCTCTCATGTCGAAGCATTACTTCCTCTTCCTAAGAGGTTAGGAGGCTTCGACGGGCTTACCCGCCTTAGTTTGGCGGACCGGCTTGCTTGGGGCGGCAGAACAGCTCGCTCCTTACGCGCAGGGTACCTTAATAGGGTATCAGAGAGACTCTATTCGTTTTTAACTTCCGAAAGGATTCTCAAGGGACTAGATGTTACCAAATTCCAAGGTATGTTTAACCAAGGAATTAAGGTCGATGAAGTCATTGAGCGGGCAAAGGCGTTTAAAAACGTTATGCCTGGACCTTACGGAACGCCAAAAACGAATGACGTGCCATCTTCGAGAGAGAGTCTGAAAGACTTGGAATCCATCGCTTTCGGGACAGATTCACTGGAAGAGAGACTTGGTAAGTTCCATGCTTGGCATATTGCCTCACTAGGACCAAACCGCGTCCGAGAATTTAATCGTATGCTCACCTTCGTAGGTGAGTCGATAGATTTATTCTCGATTCCGATAGTGACGAACACCTCTGAATTGAGGAGACTTAGTCGAGTACGGCATTTACCTCCTTCACAGATCTCTGAAAAGTATGAGATAGCTGAAGAAAAGGTTAAACTGCTAACCGTCTTAAAGACAAGGCTTGCGGAGAAACCCGAATCCATAGACTGGAGTACGGGAGTATCCATGGGCCAACTCTTGGCGACCGGTGTGGCGACTGTTCTTAACCCAATAGCAGGGCTAGGTGTAGGCTTAGCACTGGCAGCTACAAACATTGATGTAGAGCA